GAAAAGAACGGACTTTGACGTCTATGCTGAAGGTCTGGCGCGAGCGGAGGTGCTCTTTCGTCGCTCGTTGCGACGTAAGCAACCCTTTTGCCAGTTGGCTCCCTGTTTGGCCTATCTGCGGACACAATTGGCCAAGCGTGGCAATCCGAAGGTTAGGTTGGTCTGGGGTTACCCCTTCGAAATCAATTTGATAGAGGGTAGCTTTGCGGACCCCTACCAGGAGGCACTTTTATCTCGGAATGCGCCGATTCTCCCTCGGACAAAACGTTGGGTGGCAATGGCGCTAGATCATGTTAGGCGGAGTGGGACACCTGTTGGTCTAGATTGGTCACGATTCGACTCGTCTGTACCTAGGTTCTTAATCCGCTTCGCATTTGGCATCGTGAAGAAGGCGTATGGAACGGAGTATGAAGGCGTGCTCGACATGATTGAGCATTATTTCATATTCACGCCTATTATGATGCCAGACGGTAAGGTATTCATTAAGCGGACAGGTATCCCATCGGGATCTAGGTTTACAGCCCTCATAGGGTCAATTGTAAACTGGGTCTTGATTCGCGCCATGACTAAAGGTATGGCGAGACAATTACACACTGTTGGTGATGACAGTTTGTTCGCTATATCTGCGTCACAACGGGACATTAGCTTAATGCTTAATGAATGGAAGGCCTTCGCCGCGGCATTGGGGATGACCATCAACCCTGATAAGACTGAGATTGGGGGCGATGTGAAATTCTTGGGTCGACGGCAGAGGTACGGATCAACCTACCGTGATCCCGGGATCCTTCTACTCCATTTCATGTTACCCGAAATATCTGGGGACAAAATGGAGGAGAGGTTGGTGGGTTTATTATGGGATTCCAGTCTTAACGATTGGGCCATATTCTCCCTATATGCGCGCTTTGCGCTACTACCACGGGAGTTAAACCCACAAGAAGTGCCATGGCCTATGAGAGTCGCTCTTAGTGGGGACCAACTAATCTCCATAGGGGCCATCTTCTCTCATGGCTGATTGCCATGGATGTGCGGTTGGTGCACGTTCTAACACCACCGCACTGTTGGGTGGCACTGGCGCTAGATCATGTTAGGCGGAGTGGGACACCTGTTGGTCTAGATTGGTCACGATTCGACTCGTCTGTACCTAGGTTCTTAATCCGCTTCGCATTTGGCAT